ATCAAAATTTCTAAACCCGTCATTTACGGGAAACTTATTAACCGAACTTGAACAATCATCATTATCTATCTCTTTAATACCTATAAACCTGCCTTTAGCCCCCTTTTTATATTGGTCAATTAAACCAGCAACAGTATAAACTCTATTAAATTTAAATTCATAAAATGTATCTTCACAATCAATTACCTCATTTAATCTATTTGTTTTTTGAGATCCAGTAAAACCATTTGTATATCCACTCCAAGCCAGTCCAAAATAATAAGAACTTTCCAATCTTTTAGTGTCATTAGGTCCCCCATATTCTTTAATATTTGGTACTAAATAGTTTGGTCTTCTGGTTTGAGTTGTTAATGCCGCAGGTTGTTCCCATTTAATTTTAAATCTATATTTTGCCCTTGTTGGAATACCGATAGTTGGATCATTGGATAGTACTTTTTCCCCAAATTGATTTGTTACCAAATAATCTAAATTCATGGGTAATTCAGTTAACCACGTCCCATTACCATCAATTACATTTCCATCTTGTTCTAATTGATACACCTCTAATACAGGATTTCCTTCCGAATCTTGTTGTATTGTTTGCCTTATTGCAAGAATTTGACCAGGTCCTGAAATTAAAGAACATAAATTACCCATATCATCTTTTGGCTTACAATTTCTTCTAACCCTAAACTTGTCAGCACTAGAAAAAACAGACCCCATAAAAACAGAGGTTGGCTGTATATTAATATTTGCATCGTCCCTTAAATCAAAATCAAGTCTATTTACCGCGATTTGACATACATCGGGATCACCCCATAATGGTGAAATATCAACAGATTTTATAAGATTTACTATTTGTGGTAATGAATTTAAATCATTTGATGTCCTAAATTTGCTGCCAGCAACTTGATTTTCGGTAGCTAACCCCATTCTAATCAAATCCTGTGGAGTTAATGAAAATTCACCAATATCTGATAAATCAACATCCATAACTATAGTTTGAGTACCTAATGGGACCCCCATAATCATGTAATCACCGCTATCATTTGTTTTTGCCGTAAATTTATAATACTTGTCGTATATTTCAACAGCGGTTGAGTCTATCAAAGCATCTAATCTTGATGGTAAAGTTCCTGTGGCAGAGTGAGTTGAATATGATTTTTCATACGGTAACAGATTGTATCTATAACCATCTTCATTTTTGTCAGTTGGTGACTTGTATGGATAAATTGAAGAAATTATTGGATTGGATTCATCAACTGGTTCTATAGGGATAAACACGGATATTCTTGCGTTTGGTACACCAAATCCATTATTAGCCGTAACCCTTCCAACTAACACCCCATAATTTGCACAATCTCTTGTAAAAACCTCTGATTGACGAATTTTTAACGATAAAATTTCTAAAAATTCAAAATCTTGTTCTAAATCAACATTTATTGTCTTGTTAACACCTATATCCGTTTTAATTCTGTAAGATTGACCCATTTCAAATTATAAATACTTTATGACCCATTTTTGATTTAAAAACGTCAATTTAAAATATAAGTCAAAAATAATTTAAGAAAATGTAACGGATTGGAAATTCTTAACTAAAACCTTAATATCTTTATTTGGATATCTAACTTGATATATCTGAGATGGCTGAGCAAAAATTGTATCGTCAACAGGTTCAATTTGCCTTGTTTCAGCATTTGAATAAGCCATAGATGTTTCAGATGAAGAATATTGGCCTCCAACCATATTAAACACATTAATTTTTACAACCGTTAATACCCCATTTTGATTATGAACAATACTACTCAATTCTGATAGGTATATATTTTGACCAAGTTGTCTTACTTGAGGATCAAGATATGTTGCAATTTTATCAATGATAGTTGAGATGACTTGTCCAGAATTTTGAGCAGAATCCAAAACAACCGAAACTTCCACACTTAAATCAATTACTTCAGCAGTTAGGATTGAAATATAATCATTCATCATCCTATAGTTAGATAAATAATTTGCAATATTTTGTTTTAACGTATTTGAAACAATATTTGTTAGTTTACCTGATGTATCATACGATAACAACTGAATCATTATTTTATTATTGTTTTCAGTTATAGACACTTTAGCAGGTGCCCCAAATTGAGAAGGCATATTTCTAATTATGGATTCATAATCTTGAACGGTAACCGCTCTCTTCTGTGCAGAAAAATTAAACGAAACATAGTTCCTTATTTCTTCTACTGAAGGTACACCAGCACCACCAATTGCCGCAGTTACGTTATTTGCTCTTAATGAATTTGAAACAGATGAGTTGGTTAACTCTGAAGGACCATTTACGTAAAATGATACAGTACCAATTTTGTTAATTACATTTGTTCCTAAATTTGTTGCCAAACCACCCCCAACTCTATATTGAATAAACAAAGTAGAATTAGGAGACAATGTTGATCCTAATGAAAAGTTATTTGAATATTTCTGTAAATCTAGTTTAACACCTAAGTTTGTGAATTGATCCAAAGCATCTTGTGCAGTATTAGTTCCACCACCAAATGTCATTTTTTTAAACCCTTCAGGAGTATATTCACTAATAAACCTATTTTGAGTTTGAATATATTTTCCAACTTTAATACCAGGTTGATCAGACACTTTTGTTGGATCTTCAACAAAAACTCTATCCTCAGCCAAAGCATCAACCTCATACCATCTGTTTGCAGAACCCAAAAATTCACCAACACTTGGTATATTTGTATATTGAGTTCCACTCTTCAATAAAACACTCGTAATACCTAATACATTCTTTTCAGGTAAAAATAATTCAAAAAAAGGAACAACATCATTTACATTAACAACCTTTTTAAAAACCTTTGTGATACCATTAACAACAAGTTCTCTTTTTGTAATGGTATAATTAATTAAAATGTTATTGGAATTGAAGTTTGGTATTTTTAATCTATTTGGATACCCTTCATTATTATACGGTGATGAAAAGTCAATGTCATAAATTGTCTCAAATACAATACCCGCCCCACTAACTTGAGAACCTCTAGCCAAAACACCAAGGTATCTTTCATCTTCTTTATCACCAAAAGCCGGAACCGTGATTGAAAAATCAACAAGAGAAACAGAAGGTCTTTGACCAGGAAGTTTTAGTCCATAAGTTCTAGCAATGTTATAAATTGACGATCTTTGTTGAGCATATTGAAGAACCGTTTCCTGTACACTCCTATCTATGTGATAGTTAAGATTGTCCGCAATAGCCGCGTTTAAGTCAATAAACACCGAAAATACAGAAGCATCATTAAAATCTTGAATTAGCTCAGGATAATAATTTTTAACATAGTTTAGAAGTTCAGTTCTAATCCCTTGAAAATCTCTTGTTGTATATGATATTTGACGATTTGCCATTTTTAAATATTAATTATAACAAAATCACTTTGTGAAAATGTATTTTTATTAGTAGAGTAATCTATTTTAACCTTAGCCGTATAATCCGCAGTACCTTTACCAGGAAATCTATAAATCGGCGAATCAAATGTACCACCAACCACATTATTGGTATCCAAATCAAATTCTTCTTTAGGATCTAATGGTGTTATCGTAACACTATTAAGAATTAAATTTGGCATAAATTGAGATACCGCATCCCTAATATCAGACTCAATTGCACTAAATGTTAAACCATCAAAAGGCTCAAAAATAAATTCATATAATCTTGTACCAAAATTTGGTAAAAAATATCTAGATCCCTTTCTAGTTAAAAGGAGATGAATTAAATCAGATTTTATCTCTTGAGACTCAAATTCTGTTAATAACAAATAATCTCCCTTCGTAGAATCAAAAAAAGGAAAATTTATACCATATGTAATTCCATCAGCCATTACAAGTAAATATTATGTATTAGTTTTTTTTATGTTTGTAATACCTTTTTCCCATCTTGGTTCATAAGGACAATTCAAACATTTGTTACCACAACAATAACCTCTACTTAAATGATAGTATTCCGTAAATACTAATAAACCATTTTCATTAAAATAATAATGAGAAGGGAGAAGTTTTCCCTTCTCCCTAATCTTTTCTTCTATGTTTTCCATATTACTTAATCTCACAAGATCCACCCGAACAAGCTGCCTCACCTTTTAAGTCAGTATCGTCATCAAGTTCAATTATTTTTGATAAATCAATATCTTTTAATGTTAACATTAATTTTTCATACTCTCCCTCTGTACAATCTTCAAAAGGTGCCTGTTTGTATGTATGGTTTGAATATGGAAGTACAGAAAGTCCATTGTAAAAATCTTTGTTCTCCCACATCCATTCACCAACAGCTGGCCACTCATGTTCTCTAATTGAAATAGTGGCAGACACGTTGTGTGTATTTGATCCAGT